TTACAGCATACTGAACTGCATCGTAACGATGGTTTGAGTGGCTAGTGTTGCAGGCACATCAATCAAACGTTGATTCCGACTGCCACGGAAGGGAAGAGAGACGTCACGCTCAGCTTGAATATATCGACCGTCGATAATGACGTCGCATAGTTGGGCAAGCTCCGCTCTCGCAGGGTCAGTCACCAGCTCTTCATATTCGAATCCGGTATAAGCCCATACTGTCATATCAGGACGTGCCGTGCGGAGCTGCTGAACCCAGTTCGCACATTCTGCTGCTGAGAAAAAGGGATCACCGCCACACAACGTCACGCCATCGAGCAACGGATGGTTTGTCACTTCATGCAGAATCTGCTGCTGTCGCTCCTCTGTAAAAGGCTCACCCGCTCGAAAGCTCCATGAATCCGGACTGAAGCAGCCCGGACAGGCGTGACGGCATCCGCTGATGAACAACACCGCACGCAGGCCGGTTCCCTCATTCACCGATTCCGGAATGTATCCGTATAGATTCATCGGTGTTTCACCCGATCCCGCACTTCAGCCTGCTTGGCAGCATTGAAGCGCACTTTGTAATCTCCGGTCAGATAGCCGGTTACACGGCGTAACCGCTGGAAGTGTACATGGTTCTCGTGGGCTTCACAGCCTGGGCATACATCCCCGATAACACCTTCATAACCACATGCAGGGCAGCGATCAATGGGATGATTAATGGAAAAATACCCGATATCCTGCGCCAGTGCATACTGCACGATTCGCAGGAAAGCTGCGGTGTTGGCTCGAACGTTGCCGTCAAGCTCCACATAGGAGATTGCTCCCGCATTACATAAAGTATGGAACGGGGCCTCCAGTTCAATCTTGCGATAGGCTGGAAGAGTGTAATAGACCGGGATGTGGAATGAATTCGTATAATACTCCCGATCATTAACTTCAGGAATGAGCCCATATCGCGCTCTGTCGATCTTCGTAAATTTGCCGGATAACCCTTCAGCAGGTGTAGCAAACAGGGTGATATTCAAGTTATGCTGCTCGCTCATCTGATCACAGAACTCTCTTATGGTGCGAATAATGTTCAGCGCTTCACGATGCACATGAGGGTCCTGTCCATGATGGCGTCCATAGAGAGCTGTCATACATTCAGCCAGACCGATAAAACCCAGGGATAACGTACCATGTTTGAGCAGATCCCCAACGGGTTCATTCGGAGCAAGTTGCTCTCCGCCTTCCCATACCCCCTCCCGCATCATGAAGTCTGACGCCTTCGCAGGTTGCACGGTCTGGATACGATACCGATGCAACAGACCATCCGCAGCATTTTGCATCACGGATTCCAGTGCAGTGTAGAATCCCGCCCGATCGGCAACCGCTCTGTTGCCTTGGCAGATGCCAAACCGAATGCCGAGCTTGACCAGGTTAATGGTATTAAAAGACAGATTACCTTTACCACTTTGGCGATTACGACCAAACCGGTCAGCCAGAGTACGTGTGCGGCATCCCATGGTTGCGATGATCGTATCCGGATCTTCCGGACGATAGAAAGGCAGATTGAACGAGGCATCCACATTGACAAAGTTAGGATACATCCGCCGGGATGAACACGTGACCGCGAGGCGGAACAAATCATAGTTTGGCTCGCCTTGAGCTTGATTGATCCCTTGTTTACATTGGAAAATATGCTGAGGGAACACGGGAGTCTCCCCGTTGCCAAGGCCACGGATGGTTGCTTCCAGCAATGAACGTGATACCAACCGTCCTTCCGCTGATGTGCATAAACCATAGTTCAGAGAAGTGAACGGAATCTGACCACCTGCCCGACTGCTCATCGTATTCAGGTTATGGATCAGTGATTCGGCAGCTTGTCCTGTCTCCAGTTCAGTCTCTTCGTAGGCGAAGGCATATGCCCGCGGACACTGATTCTTCGCTTCAATGCTGTCCAGATGAAGTTGTTCATCTTCAAGCAGGACATTCTCACCAAAAAGTCGTTGTCCTTTACGATAATGTTTGCGGAACGATCGCTGTACATAAGGGGCCAAATCCCAGTCAATCTTGTTAGCCGATACGCCGCCATATTGACTGTTCTGCTGGGATTGGAAGATGATTGCAACCAGTGCCATTGCAGACATGATCGTCTGAGGTGTGCGAACCGAACCGTTACCTGTATTGAAACCAGCAGCCAGCAGACGGTCAAACGGGATAAAGATGCAGTTGGTTGTACCAAGTGCATACTGATCCAGATCGTGTACATACAGATCCCCATTCTCCACAGCTTGAGCAAGCTCTTCCGGCAACACATGACGCAGAGCATGCCACTTGGCGGTCTCTGAACCGAGCCTGCTCATCTTGCCGCTGAAGGAGTCCCCGTTCAGATTCGCATTTTCCCTCAGCGTATCAGCGTCTTCAGCGCCAATAATTCGTCTTCCCAGGTCGGATAATAGATCGGATGCCGGTGGAGTGGCATACTCAAGCAAGTTCATGTAAGGTTCCTCCTAAAATGATTTGATGATCATTTAATTCACGTTAAATACTATATGTAGATTTGTATTATCCATTTATAAACTATATGTGGTTTTTTGGGTGTGATAATGGTCACACAACTTACTGGACAAAGTGGACTTTCCTTTAATTACTGCGGATAAAGGTTTCCAAAGTCTGAGTAGAAGCGTATAATTTCTAGTTATTCTGCATGTAAAATAACCGAAGTTGGACAAGATGAACTTTGAACATCTGAAAAGGCAATTTGCAATACATTTAGGTTTGTTAAATCATCAGTTCAAGACCTGCTTTTGTCCAAAAAGGGGCTATTGGCAGGGAGTATGATTCTCTTTTACTTCTACGGTTAATCATATAAGTATAGATTGTGACAGATATTCGGATTCTTGATGAACCCTTGTACGTGATTAAACATTCTGATATACAGATTTGAAAGCGCAGCTAAGACAAGAGGGGTGAATCATGGGGACGGCAGAAGGCATTACGAGAGGCTTCTATGAAAACATAAAGGAAGCTGCGGCCCATATCGTGGACGTATTAAGCGGGATATTGAAGGTCAATACCATCTTCGTTGCCACGAATGATGGGGTGACGAATGTCATTTTGGAGGCCTTTAACCGTACGGAAGAGTTGATTGTTAAAGGCAGTGAGCTTTCATTTAACGAATCATATTGCAGTCTGGTATTAAGAGATAAGGGTAGCGTTCTTTCCATCCAGAATACATGCGAGAACCCAATGACACGCTCCATGGACGTCACGAGTGGGCTTGGGAGTCGTTTCTTCGTGGGGGTACCTATCATGCGAAGATCTGGCGAAACATTTGGAACGATATGTCTAATGGACAACGCTGGTTATGTGATCAGTGAAACGGACATGAAGACGCTGAACGCGATGGCTGTCTTTCTGGGATATGTTGTGGATCTGGAGAGCACCTTGCATGTCCAGGAACGAAAATTGAGTGATTCGGAGCAAATGAAAGAGCAGCTCCAGGCAGAGAAAGAACGAGCCGAATCCGAGGCCATGACCAAATCGCAGATGTTAAAGCTGATGAGTCATGAGATTCGCAATCCGTTAAACGGCATTTTGGGACTGACGGATCTGATGCGTACACCGGATATGTCTGAGGAGCAGTCGGAGTATGTAAATATGATCGAGACGAGTGGCAATATATTACTCTCGTTGTTGAACAATATGATGAACTTCAATATTAATGAGGCAGGCAAAACGGTTATCCATGATGATCCGTTCGACTTGGTCGGCACCATTGAAAATACCGTTTATCTCTATGCCGGAATGGCAACGGGCAAGAATGTTGAACTGGGATTGAATCTTGAATTGAATGTGTCGCAAGTATTTGTGGGTGATGAGACCAAGATCGGACAGATGCTTGCACATGTCATTCAATATGCTCTTGATTCAACGCGTGAAGGCTCAGTTCTCATCACGGCAGTGGTGAACGGAGAAGATACAGAGGAGACTGGTACACTTCTGCTCAAGGTGAAGTACACCGGTCAGATGGTATCCGATAAGAGGTTGCGTACCTTGAACGGCCAAGATGAAAATTTGGATATCCAAAAACTGATCGGAAGCAATCTGGGTTTGGCAGTAAGCCAAAATCTTGCCATTCTCATGCATGGCCGTATTCAGGTGAGTAGTGCGGGGGAGAATGAGACGGAATTCCATATTGCCCTTCCCTTACGCAGATACTGGGAGTTACCTCAACTGGCAAGTATTCAGCAGCGGTTAAAAGGGAAAAAGGTGCTGCTTGCCAAGGAGCCTGATATATTGCAAGGTGTTTCTTCCCTGATGCGCAGGTGGGAGATGGATGTGCATATGACCTCAGGTTCGAGTGTAGCGCATGAGTGGATCAAGGATGGCTTCAAGCCGGATGTGGCCGTTGTAGATATGGGACTTCAGGAAGGCGGCGCAGTTGATTTTGTACATGAAATGAAACAGCGGCTGGAGAACCTGCCCGTCATTGTTCTGGTTCCATATGGTATGCACATTGACCCGCATGAAGCGGAAACCTTTGATGCTGTTCTGACGAAGCCGGTCAGACAAGCTGATCTGTTGAATGCATTGAGTATTACTCTGCCTTAAACGAGCAGCCGGATGGAGAGTTATCTCAGTTGGCGCACCTGCTACGGGTGCGCTTCTTTGTTTTTCCCTTTGCATTTTTCCAATTTCTGCGTCAAAGCCCTTTTAATCCGAGCTGGTTACGTTACAATAGAATGTGAACTTCATCTTTATAACCATAGAGGAGGATATGCAATCAATGGATTATCGCAGATTACCTTTAAACATCGATAATCCATTGATACATAAGGGTTTTACTGTGGTTTGTATGACATAGGGTAACATTTGGGTAACAATCGTCCTCATTTTATGCTTTTCATCAGTGCGCTGAACTTCGAACTGGTATCTTTTTTTCTACTCTTGGTCACATGCAAGTATACCGTTTCAGTCGTCGTATCATCTTTGTGTCCCAAGCGATCCATGATCTCATGTAATTCGGCTCCAGCTTCAGCAAGTAGTGATGTATGCGTATGACGTAATGAGTGCGGCGTCAGATTCTCATCCAAGTTACACAGTTTTAGCAGCCTGTTCATTCTCCAGTTGATAAATTGATGCATTTCCGGGTATCCAGGTGTTCTGGAAGCTTTGGCGATCACAAAGTCCTTATCGTGATAGGTGTCCCTGAATCGCATCTTCGTTTCACTCTGCTGCTTCTTATGCGTTTTTAATACCTCAATGACTTCTGGTGCTACATTGATTGTTCGGCGCGAAGTTGCTGTCTTTGGCGTTAAGAGCGTGTAGTCGGTTGCATTATTCTTCGGGTTATACAGTGTTTTCGTGATGGATATCTCATGGTTATCGAAGTCTATGTCTTTCCATTTGAGCGCGCACAGTTCTCCGGCACGCATGCCTGTATAAGAGAGTAGGGTAAAAATGACATAATCTCGTTCTAGCCCTTTTACTTCAGCGGTATCCAAGAACAGTTTTAATTCCTCTTTTTCTAAATACTTCACACCCTCTTCAGCTGACTCCAGATCTTCAACAGTCTTTTGTTCCTTTGGGATATATGAGAATTCAGTGGGATCTTTCTTAATTACATTCATTTCAATCGCCTTCTTAAAGATCATCTTCCCAGTCCGATGTGTTCCGACCAATGTGTTATGCTCATATCTGTTTTCGGATTTCATGGAGTAAAGCATTTCTTGATATATGTTTAGTGTGATGTCCTTCATTTTGTAGAAGCGTAAATACTTCAACAATCGATTGATTTCTGTTTTCCTCAGGTCAACCGTGCTTATTTTCACCTTGCCCGATCCGCTGTACGCTTTAATCCAAGTTTCCGCAAATTCTTCAAAGCCAATATCTTTCTCTTCTACATAGGTGCCTTGCTTTAATTCAATCAATAGATTGGCAGCATGTAGCTCAGCTTCAGCCTTTGTCGCGAATCCACCTTTCTTTTTCTGCTTCCGTCTACCATTGGCCGGATTGATCCCTACATCGATCATATATGACCAGGTGGCGCTACACTTACACTTCTTCGTGGTGCACTTACAGTGCGGCTTGTAAAAGTGTCCTTTCATGGTTGCCGACTCCTTTCGACGTTTTAATAGGATTGTAATCGAAGTGATAGAAAAAAGCACCCAGAAGGGTGCCAGTGCTAAGGGTTATTGATCTATAGAATTCTTATTTGAAGTAAATAGAGATGCGATTGACCCCAATATAGAAGCTATTGCAATGAGGGTAATATAAATTGCATACACAAAGGCTGCTGCTGCAATTAACCAGTTAAGGAAAGGGATATCCTGAACCCAATCAATAATATTTGCTATCCCTTGTGTCAGACTATTAACTGCTGGACGTGGATCATACAGCACATAAACAAAGAAAAGCATCTCAATCAATATAACCCAGTATTTAAAATTCAACGCCTTATATGTACTGAAATCATAATTCTTCTCAGCTTCCTTCTTAGCAAGCATAACTCCCCAAATTTCATTAAAGAAAAGAAACAGTCCACCAATTAATGCTAGGTGCCATTTCACCTCTCCTTCACCAACGCCTAATACAGTAAAAGCTGTGAATGCAGCAAATAAGTAGTGTGGCAAGAGAGACAATACGTTAGCTATAGCGATACCAGCACGTTCATTAAATAAGAGAGCAATGATTATGATTACTATCTTCTCAACAAACTTCCATAAAAAAGAAAAAACTAATATCATTGCTGCGATAGAGTAAATCAGGTACAACCAATCCCATCTCCAAGACATTTCCATTCTCCTCGTTTAACTCCGCATCGGCTGCGGTAATGGTTCTATATATGTAAGCTAGCCTATTATATCATTTCCCGATATTTCCTTGGTATATTTTGCCCGATGTTTCCAAGTCTTTCTTCCATTAGTATAGATGCATAGCATCTAGAGAGGGGAACATCATTGGATATTATCGGAGTTAAAATGTACGGCAGACAGGACGATGATTCAGATTTCGTTCTGTTTAACCTGGAGAAAGACGTAAATTTTATTGAGCCTCTTCAAATGACATCTAATTCCGCAAAAACATTAGCGTTTCATACCGCATGTGGTTCATACATTGCGATACATCTTATGCGAGATGCGAAGCAGGCTTATAAGCAGTATGGGTTTGATGCATTCGACAGTTCAACCATAGTAAATCTTGAACGTATTGAGAGAACTGAGAATGTAGATAATGGAGGAATTGTCTATTTTAAAGATGGGTCACACGTTAAAGTGCGAAAAGTATTTAAAAAATAATCGTGTCAAGCACCCTTTAACCCCATTAAAGGTGCTAAATTCCTCCAAGATTCGACAGCATATGACATGCGATGTCTGGTATAGTATGGGTACCAACTAAATCAGACTACATAAATACGTTGTTAATTGATTTTATTGGTGCTCCTGAGTTCGCTGCATAGCGAACTTCTGCCCCGGTCGGAGTGACAGAAACGTCACTCAATCGCTGCTGACTTCGATACGCTCGTACAAATCATCAATATAGCAACCAACTGCCGCGGCAATGGTCATCGCAGTTGCTATAGACATCGTTCTTTTTTTGTTAGCGTATTCCGAAATTGAAGACTTTGGAATACCAGTTACATCGGCTAACCACTGTTGAGAACGTTTGATTTCGCGTAATCTTTTTGTCAGCAGGCAACGACCAGGTTTATACACCATGATCATGCCTCACTATATATTTTTTTAGCTTGTAACAGAACAAGTGTTCCCTTAAAATGAATATTACCAAAAGGCAACTAAGATTACGGGAGATGATCAGATGGACACGGAGGAAATATTTGAAATACTGCAAAGTTGTGATGTCGATCAATTAATGATGATCCAGTCCGTTGCCCACGACCTACAATTGGAACACATTGAAGAGCGCTTGTGCCAGCTGATCTCTCTTTTAAGAGAGTGATGCTGGCTTCAACTCACTTCTTATTATCCTCTTTTAACGCTTCTAACATATCCATCAATATTTTTCTTTTCTGTTCAGGAAGATTATTGATATCTTCTGCAAGTTTAAGCGTTCCATCAACTATATAATGTTCTTTGGCTTCTCGTACGGTTGCATACATAACTTCAGGTTCATTAAATCCAGATAATTGAGAAGGGGATACATCATAAAGAGTGGCTAGTTTATTGATCATCTCTAAGTCTGGTTCCCTGAGATCGTATTCCCAGTTTGCATATGTGCTACTTCTCTTCAATCCTAATTGTTTTGAAACGTATACCTGAGACCATCCGAGTTTTTCTCGTTCTCTTCGCAGACGCTCTCCTAAAGTAGACATTTACACACCTCCCAATATTTAATCTTACCACTCTTACACAATAAAAATAATTATTTACACTAAAAGTGTTGACTTACACGTTTTGTGTATGTATTATAAAGACATGAGTTACACGAAATGAGTAAAGAGGTGAGACGGATGAGACAAAAACTTAGAAAACTAAGAATGGAAAGAGGCATTAGCCAAACATTCCTTTCGAAGAAGCTAGGATTCAGTTATCCAAGTGGATACTGCAACATTGAAGCAGGACGTAACAGACTCGGGTATGAACAAGCAGTTATTATTGCCGAAATACTCGGAGTTGATGTTTCGGACTTGGAAGAAGAGCAGCTTTTTTTTGAGAAAAAGTTACACGAAAAGTGTAATAAAAAATTAGCTTAACAAGGAGCGAATAACCATGAACCAATTAAACATCGTTAACAACCAAGGTAAACTGCTGGCAGACAGCCGCGACATTGCAACAATGACAGGGAGACTTCATAAGAATCTGGTCCGAGATATTGAGACATATAAAGAAGTGTTGAGTGAAAGCTCAGATTTGAGCCCTCAGGATTTTTTCATCGAAAGTACTTACAAAACAGAAGGAAATAACAAGACGTACAAGCACTTTCTTCTAACAAGAATGGGCTGCGACATGGTAGCTAACAAGATGACTGGACAAAAAGGCGTACTCTTCACAGCCACTTACGTATCCCGGTTCGCTGAAATGGAACGCAAGTTGGCAATGCCGAATCTTCCGCAGAACTACAAAGAAGCATTGGTTGCCCTGGTGGATCAGGTGGACAAAAACGAAAAACTTCACACTGAAAACTTAATGCTTGAACAACGTGTGAGAGAGTACGAACCCAAATTGACCTACCTGGACCAAATCTTACAAAGCAAAGATACGGTGACGGTGACGCAGATCGCCAAGGACTACGGTTTGTCCGGAACAGCGCTGAACCAAATCCTTCATGAAGAAAAGGTGCAGTACAAACAAAATGATCAGTGGTTGCTGTACTCCAAACACCAAGACAAAGGATATACCAAGTCTAGAACGATCGATATTCATCACAACAGCGGCGAACGTTCGGTGCGCATGAATACACGATGGACTCAGCCAGGAAGATTATTCATACACGGAATACTAAGTAAGCGTGGAATCATCCCATTCATGGATCGGGAAAACCCTGGAGCATAAGTAAACACAACATGCAGATATGTATGTAAGGACAAGCCCTATATATTGTACAACCATGAAACAAACTATGAAAGTGAAAATTATCCAATGGAGGTAATTACCGTGATATCAAGATACACACCAAAAGAAGATTTGCCGGAAGTACTAACACCTCAAGACATCGCTGATTACATGGGAGTCACGCGTTTGACGATTTACCGCCTGATCCAGATACCGAACGACAAAGGTGGCATTCCATTCTTCTCAGTCGGCGTATCCAAACATTCATCTAAACGAGTAGTAAAGAAAGACTTCCTGCGGTGGCTTGAAAAACAAACAGAAAGAGGTGTTATGCATGCGTAAACTCGAACTGGTCGGCAAGAAGAACAACGTAATCCCGATCATCAACCCAGCAACAAAATGTGGCTGCAACAAGCCAGCTGAGTACGAAGTGTACGAAGGGCTAACACGACAAGGACATTGCTTAAATTGCATGCTCGAAGCGGTAGACAACCAACATGCTGTTTCCGTGAGAAAGATAGGCGGAGGAGGATACGACGATGCAAGTTGAGGGAATGAGAAGTAGCGAAACACCTTTGACGGTGTACCGAGTGGTTACCGATGCAGGCCGGGTGCTCAGTTGGAACGCCTTCGACTACAACGACCTGTTCCGCCAGTTGCGCAGGAGGGGGCACGATCCAATATATGCAAAGCCTTTAAGCGAGTATGAAGCCGAGATAGCGGATAGAGAAGAACAGGAACGCCTACATCATGAGTTGCAACAGGCAATTGAGGAGGAACGAAAGACAGCGTGAAACAACAGACATTCAAGAGTGTGGACGACATCCTACGGTATTACGGGTGGGAGGCTCCTATCAAGGTAGTGGAGGTGAGAAAGGATGAAAGTTCCGCCGACAAATCGAAATCACTTCCTACAGATGGCGAAGATTGCAAGCGAGAGAGGGACGCTGACGGAGACGCTGAAACGGGTGTACCTGATGAACTACGCCAAAGCCGTTAAACGAGAAAAGGCCGCCGTAGCATCGGCAGCCCAAGAAAGACGATTTGCAAATTGAATTACAGATAATATACCACAACGAAAGGAGCATGACAATGTTCACTAGAGTCAAATACGTGCCTAAACATAAGGAGGACGGACATTATCTGGACCAATACGGGCAGCCTGTTCCAACCTTCATGAAAGCCATAAAATTCTTTACACCTGATGATGACTTCGCCGTTTGGTTGCTTGGTAGATACGGCCCGGATAAACCGCAAGAATACTTTGCTTCTCCAATAGAGATCACTCAAAAGGAACTGGAGGTCCAACCAGATGAACATTTACCAGAAGCTAATTGAAGTCCGGAAGGAAGTCCCGTATCTGCAAAAAGCTGATCAAGGTGCCCAGTACAGTTATACCGGTTCGAGTCGTGTCCTTGCCTCACTAAAAAGTAAAATGGACGAGCTCGGACTGCTGCTGGTGCCAGCAATCACTAAACCAACATTACACGAGTCACCAATTGAATATAAGGATCAAAGTGGCAATGTCACTAAACGAACGACAACCTACTTTACAGAGCTTGAAATGACCATGACATGGATCAATGCAGATGACCCAAAAGAGACTATCACGGTTCCTTGGTACGGTCAGGGAGTGGATATTGCAGGTGAAAAGGGAGTCGGCAAGGCGCTGACGTACGCAGAGAAATACTTCATGCTGAAATTCTTCAACATCGCTACGGACAAGGATGATCCAGACGCATTCCAAGAGAAGCATGATCTGGTGCAGATGATCAGTCAGCAACAAGTAGATGAAATTAAATCACTGTGGAGCGGACTTGGATACCAAGAACCAAAACTCAATGAACAAACCGCCAAGCTTTATAAAAAACCATTAATTCGGCTAACAGAGAAAATGGCACATGAATTTATCGAAAATTTAAAGTCCATGAAGGACACAAAGGAGACTGCTTAACATGCTGAACCGCTCAATTTTGATTGGAAGATTAACCCGAGACCCTGAACTGAGATACACACCAAACGGCATCGCTACTGCATCCTTTAACCTCGCTGTTGATCGAGCGTTCGGTGACAAAGAAACAGACTTCATCCCAGTGGTGACATGGCGGCAAACAGCTGAAGCATGTGCGAACTATCTTCGCAAAGGCCGCTTATGCGCTGTAGAGGGCCGCATACAGGTTCGGAACTACGAGAACAACGAGGGTAAGCGAGTATACGTGACTGAGGTCATAGCGGACAACGTGCGTTTCCTAGAGCGCGGAGAGCAGCAGGAGAGCACGCAGAGCAGAGATGAAGGCAAGCCAATCGATATCGCAGACGATGACCTTCCATTCTGATGAGATACCAAGACACCCTATTCTACGACGACGGCAGCCCAATCAGCCCAGTAACAGACGGACCATTCGGAGAGGAGACTCACTATGCTGGCACGCAAGAAGGAAAAGAACATCATGCCTTGGAGGATGAACCTGTTCAACCACCACCACGAGGACGTGCAGATACTTATAAACGACATTGTGCGGCACAGAGAGTCTCAAATAAAGAGGTATGGACGAGAATCCTATGATCGACTCATGGAGAAGAACAAACTCAACAACGTGAACACTAAAGGTTTCTGGCAGCAAGCAAAGCTAGTTTAACCCACCAATAAACCATCTAAGGGAGGATACACCCATATGGAGCGTCCACAACTCACTGCTACCGCATTACAGATATGCGAACAGAATTACAAGTCCAATTGCGGAGGCTGCCCCATCAGATCATCGTGCGTGCAACGTATTGGAGCGGGTCAAGATGCGTTTAATCGTTGGATTACAGGCGTTAACGAAGCAGCAGAGGGAAAAGGTTAGGGGTATCCCCGGATAACAGAGGAAGGGAATACCCTCCCTTCCCACCACACATAAAGGAGCGGATAAACATGGAAAAGCAAGTGATTGAGGTAAGCAAGGAGCACGCCGTAAAAGTCGGACGTGTTATGGAGAAGATGGCAGAGGCAGGAATAGATATCACACGTAGCGAGGCTGCTGAACATTGCATTGATTGGGCGCATGAATTGTTGTTCGAAAAAGGAATGAAAATCCGCAAGAAATAATGTGGGTTTAGGCCCACCAAAGGAGAGATAACACATGACTACATTTGATCGCGATGACGAGGAACAAAAGGAAGACTTCTTGGAAGAGATTCGAATGATACTAGCGGCACGTGGGATTGAATCGGAATGGAAGGACATTGAGACTGATAGAAAAAGCAATGATGCAGTTGTTACATTCGTTTTCAAGAACGTAGTCGAATAGATTGAGGCTGTCGGCCTCTAACCAAGGAGGGATATACAAGATGGCTGATCCTCTCATAACAACGGTTTGCAGATTCAAACTTTTCAAACAGCCATACAAGATTGGCGACACTTACGAATCAGGCGGTGAAACAAGGCTTGTACTGGGCATTGAAGGGTTCGAGTTAAACAGACACAGCAATGTATTGAAGGTTCGCTACACTTGTCAACGGCTGGATGTACTCGACTTCGTGAGCAAAGGTAAAGCTTACCCAGAACCGCATCAAATAGAAATGGAAGCAACTCTCAGGCATGAAAAATGGGATAAGGTCAGTGATCTGAACCTCGGAACAACAACGACATATCGGGGTGAGAGATACAAGATTCTGGAGTATACGGAAATCAGCCTGAAAGGGACGGACCTGTACGTGAGTTTCTTGGCTCGCCAGGTGCATCCAGTGGACCGCAAGGAAGCGAAGGCGAAGCTTTTGAACGAGCGCCGCAAGAAGTTGAAATTTGAAATCATTTGAGGGAGGAAGAACAGTCATGAGTATGAGTAAGCAGGAAGAAATCAAACAAGCGTTGGCGGCAGCTACACCGGGGCCGTGGGTTGCAAGTGGTGACGCCGTTAGAACGAGTGATGACAAATGGATATGCCAGATGTACGAAGGCGAATACGATTGCGAATGTGATTTCAGTGAGTTTCCGAATGCTAAAAGTAATGCTGGGTTAATCGCCAAGGCTCCTGAATATATCGCTTATCTTCTGGAAGAGAACGAACGGCTTCGCAGCGCCCTAGAGACAACTTTGTTCCATCTAAAAAAAGAATACTACATGTCAGCAGAGGATTCTATTGAAGAGGCATTGGCGGTGGGTCAGGAAGGAGAGGGGAACCAAGATGAGTAACATGGGATTCGGAATGTGGCACGATGGCGGAAATCCATCCTGTTATGTAGCGCCTAAACATGATTATGATTCTCCTGAAGATTTCAAAGAAGAATGCATTTCTGAAGCTGATGGGTTTTATGAGGTCGGACCTGTGCGTGAGAGGCATGCAAGATGGTTTCCGGTAGCGCCGGAAGGGATCGACATAGACGGTGGATGTTATGGATTTTGTTCTGCTGGACGCGGGTCGTTCGCCGTTTGGGTCGCTGATGTAAAAGAGATTGAGGAATGAGGTCCTTTGGGCCTCTCCCTACTAAGGAGGATATAACACATATGAACGTGTACAAAGTCCAAAATCATTATATAGCAGCTGAGTTGGCAGCTCACGCATGGTATGAGTACATGGAAGCAACAACAGACATTGAATACATCTTCGATCACACCTCGCTAAATGAAGGGGAAAGCGAAGATTATCCCATCACTATAAAACGCCTCACTGAGAAAGAAATTGATACTATGACAGTCCCATGTTGCCAAGACGGTTGTGAGGAGTGTGAGGAACTGGACGAACATGCCCAATATACATTCCGTCAACTCATAAATAGAGACGGGGACTTCCCTCGCGTAATCGCATTTGACCTTTAGGGAGGATATAACACGATGGGCATCAATCCATTCTCCAACATGTTCAAATTCAAAGGATATACGAAATGGTACCACTTTTTCTGGGCAATGCCGTTAGCATGCATATTTCTTTTCATCTTCTTCATTTTACCGTTCCTAGTGATCGGATTGCCGATTCGGATTATAGACAAATTGCAAAGCAAGTTCAAACGAAAATAGGTTAGGGAGGATAAATAGATGACACAAACAGCAGAAGTCACAGAAGAAGAAGTGTATGCCAGTTTTGTGCAATCAGCTATGACGATCATGGACCCGACAGGCGGTGCTAGAAACATAGATTATCTATCTCATATGCATAAGATCAGTAAATATAAAGCGAGAAAGCTTGTACATGCGCTTCGCGATAAAGGGTGGATAGAACTAAAGTGCTTCCCTAATTTGTGTGAAGATGAGTTTTACCCACCATACTGGGCATACGTACTGACGGAAAAGGGACGGGACACGGATTACTATCGTCGAGAAAGCGAAAAGCATCATCAAATATTGCAACATTGCTTTGGCTTATAACATAGGAGGGATAGACGATGAATCTTGAATACAAAGGTCTAAATCATCGAAATAGGGCTGTATGGATTGATTTGGATTACTACGATGAGATGAAGCCTTGGCATTTTGAGCTAGAAGAATGGAAAATACCACGCTATCGGGAGCTGGTTGAGACAGCCGAAAGTTGCATGGGTAGAAAGCTTACTAGACCGGAGGCCCAAACGATGGAATGGCTGTCTGGCGGCGAGGCGGAAACATGCAAGATAATTAGTAATTTCATCAATGAAGCTAATCAGAACAAGAAGTGATGCAATATGGCCGATAGGCCACCGATTCGACCGCAATACTCAACGAAGTGGAGGCCGGATAAGGGTTTCTGGTCTCCCCAAATAGGAGGATATACAAGATGTCTAACAAACACGAACTGAAAGTGTGGCCGAAGTTCTTCAAGCCTTTGTGGAAAGGGACGAAAAACTTTGAGGTGCGGCGCAACGATCGAAACTATCAAGTGGGTGACATGCTGGTACTGCTTGAATGGGACGTTGTAAAAGATGAATGGACTGGATCAGGCATTTGCAAACGAGTCACATACATTTTAGACGAACCGGCATTTGTGAAAGAAGGATATATCATTATGGGTCTTGATGAGTGGGCTCCCAAGGAAGGAGCGGAACAATGAGAAACCTATTTGATATCGTACAAGCCTGCAAGGCCGACGAACCAGTTGAACACGAAGAATTGAAGTATGCTCTCCTTGCTTACGTGTCCATGTTCAACATTGAACACCACCAGTTACGTGAGCAGCTGGGCCGGGAAAAGCTACTGCCGGACTTCTTGAGAAAACGGATGATTGAAAATTCATTTGATATGTATAAAGGCGCATTAAGCACTTCGCCTAAAGCGTGGTTAGGCAAGGAAGGAGCGGATAAGCATGAATAAGGCTGTCTACACCAAAGACGGAACATTACGTAAGAATCCACCACCTCAATATGTTATTCGCGGAACTGATTTAGCCGTGCCGACCAAGCAGTTGCAAAAATTAAGACTTACAGGCATCACATTTATGTTGGGTCCTCAAGGGCAATCGTTGGATGAGAACCCGGATTACACCGAATGGGTGCGTGCAAGACGTGAACATGAATCACATATAGCAGCACACAGAATTTAGGGGAAGGAGCGGATACAGAATGAACGAGTACGTGAGCAAAGCAATAAAACTGCGCAGAGAAAATATTGAGCATGTGTTGGAACAGTACACTGATGTAAAAGACGATCCTATGAGCCAAACCATGAAAGAACACGTTGATATGAAAATCAAAAAACTCGAATCCGAATTAGCTGGATTAAATAAACCCATTGGTATACCGTGGCGCAAATACGATCCAACAGACCGCAGCATAGAAAGTCATGTAAAACATTTTATAACTGATGGCAGAAATGTATGGATTGCTTGCCACGCAAAACAAATTAGAGCATCAGGCTACACGTGGTTCGATGATGAGAGAGAGCCTGTGAACTTGCCTGTCACTCACTGGAGCCCTATCAACCTACCTGGGGAGGAAGAAGCATGAGAGAGATACTGTTTAGAGCATGGGATGACGTCAAGGAAAGAATGTACCACGCAGGTGAAGAGGACGATGTGGTATTCGAACTGACTGGCGTAGGCATTAAAGCTACAGCGATCACAGAGGACGAAGAAGAGTTTCGGACGTTGCACCATTTGAAATATATGCAATACACCGGACTAAAGGACAAGAATGGAACAGAAATCTTTGAGGGCGATATACTTCGCTTCCCACCTAAAGACAAATGGGAAGAAACTAGTTTTATTGGATATGAGGTCTTCTATCACGATAATGATTGTGCGGATCATCATGTTGGATTTCAAATGAACAGGTTGAGATTTTACGGACACCTTTGTGGCGGTGAAGTGCAGGCGTGGATGTTACCAAAATACACTGAGAGAATGGAAATCTTCGCTAACATATATGAACACCCACACTTACTAGAGGGTAGGGATGAAGCATAAATGGCACAATACGAATTTTGGGCAACCATGTCTCCTAAAATACCTAAATATTACGAACTTGTTGAAATACCAGACGAAAAATTCATTGGACTAGACGACAAACAGAAAGAACGACTGTTACTTGATGAGCACACAAAGTGGATATTGAGAAAAGTATACGGAGATTGGGAAAAGTCCTAATTTTCTTAATGTGACGAAGAGAGGGAGAGGATGAAGCATGAGGGTTAGCCAAAAACACTTCAATTACGCACAGAAAACCGGAGGAACAACTTCTCGCCGAACTAAAAAATACATGAGGAAATACTCCGATTGGTTAGTGGCTGATATAGAGCAAATTGATCCAAATCTTATCCTATTCGACCTTCCAGATTGCCCAGAGTGCGAAGGGAAACGCCGTGTAGAGTATGGGTACCCTTATGATCCGTGGAATTCATACGATTGCCCGGAATGCGAAGGAACCGGAAAATACGGTTGGGAATACGACAAGGACCGTAACAAGGTACGCATGAAGGAATTCGTCAAACCAAGCAATAATGCAATCAGGTTGAAGCGAAAAGGCGTACTTAACGGGAGGGTTGAAGAATGAAACTAATTGATGCAGATAAGTTGTTGTATGACTTGGCGAATGAGGATGTACCACCAGACATACATTCTTGGTTGTTGGGTGAAATTGAACGTGGCAAGTATGAACCGGATATAAAACCTGGCGACACAGTGATCGTGTCGAATGAAACACAATTCTCCTTCCTGAAGCTCAAATTAAAGGTGAATAACATTCAATGGCATAGAGGCGGATGGTATGTAAGTCTAGAGTTTGAAGAAGAAATGTACACGATTCCGTTAGCGAGATGCCAGAGGGTTTGGGAGTCTATACCCAAGGAGGATACAAAGGATGGCATCTAACAACGTACATCTACACTCACAGTTGATGTTCTGGGACGATGAACTGGCCCGAGCAGTGTCCGATCTGCATCACGCAGAGAAGTATGACGACCGGGGAGCAGTCGAGTGGCACGAGGAACGGGTGCGGTGGGCGAAGATGAAGATTAACGATATAAGGGACAGCATGGGAAGTAAAAAAGGAGCTTAGGTGGTGGCCTTATGGACGGATGGTTTAGAGTCCATCGAAACATAACAGATAGCGCAATATTCTCTGATCCCGATCTGCTACGTCTATGGATCTACTGTCAGTCCAGGGCTGCTTTCAAAGAGATGACAATCATGATTGAAAAGCAGGAAGTGAGTCTTCAACCTGGACAGTTTGTAACAGGCAGATTTTCACTACATCAGGATTACAACGCAGGGGTAGCGCCGCGAAAAAGAATTAAAGACACCACGCTATGGAGTTGGATGAAGAGATTAGAAAAGATGCAGATTCTTGACATCAAATCATACAACAAATATAGCGTAGTGACGCTAGTTAACTGGGTTTTGGAACAAGAGACTTTGACAGCAGAACCACAACAGAATGACAACAAACTGACAACAGAACCACAGCAGACTGACACAAAGAAGAATGTAAAGAATTTAAGAACTATATCTACTACATCATCTACTAATGAACCGCTCCAAGATGTTTGGTACCGATTGACTAATAAATTTACAATGCCAGGAAACCTGAACGGATTCTTCAGTCGACTTAAAGCGAATGGCTATGACGAATTGTTTTGTACCGAATTGCTCCAAGAGGCCATTGAATCATCGAACAACGGTGGTGTATCAGAGAGACTTCTGGAATCTATCAGCGACAGGTGGATCATGGAAGGAATAAACAGCAGGCAAGAATCGAAGGACAGGAGGGCTAAACATGCAGAGTTTAAAGGGCGAACTGAAGAAGTTAGACCTGGAAGCAATCCGCCGGAGAGCAAATTCGCTTTCCTCAACCAACGCAGCAGACGCAGTGGCTCCTAAACAATACCGGTGCAAACATTGCAAGGACGAGTTGGGGTGGATCAAACGGGTGCAGCTCAGTGATAAGCCATTTGACTATATCGACAATTGGGAGGATTGCCCTTGTGCAAAAGACCGTGCAATCGAACGGTTGATGAAGTCGAGTCATATCACAGAGAAGTTCCGACAGAAGACGCTGACCAACTTTATCACGGATGGTCGTCCTGCACTGGTGAAAGAGGCATACCAAGCTGCAGTTGAATACGCGGAGTCTTACAAAACGATTAAGAAAACGCCACAGAACAGTATGGCGCTACTCGGTAAGTCAGGAGCAGGGAAGACACACGTACTCATGGGAGTGAGTAACAACTTGTTAAAAAAGGGTGTTGGGGTCCTCTACTTTCCCTACATCGAAGGATTTTCGGAGCTAAAAGACAACATGGACACGGTGGGAACGAGACTCCAACAACTAAAACAGGTCGAGGTGCTATTCATCGACGACTTGTTCAAGGGCGGGAAGAAGGACAAGCATACTGGAATCAAGATGCCAAGTGATTGGGAAGTGGAGAAGATGATCGAGGTCATCAACCACAGATACCTGGAACAGAAGCCGACACTGATCAGCTCAGAACGAGACATTGCAGACCTGTGTGACATCGACGAGGCGCTGGGCGGCCGGATCCACGAGATGTGCAAGGACTACATGGTGATTATCACAGGCGGCATGGAAATGAATTATAGATTGCAATAAGGAGATGGTCAGGTGAAACAGCCAATCGACGACTACGACCTGATGGACCAAGACTGGGAAGAATTTATGCGCAGGGGCCGAGAAGCCTTTGCAGACGAAGATATCGAGGAGGAAGCAGCATGAGAAAGAAATGGTATAAAGCAGGCGGACAGATCAAGGAGCAGAAGCAGACGAAGAAACCGATGGGCCGACAAGTGGGCGAGGAATACAAGATGTATGTGCAAACGAGAAAGGAACCTGAGGCAGACCGGTTGATGGAAAGCTTGGACGTACCACTAACACCTGAGCAGTCCAGCCGGATCATCGAACTGGCGGACTACGGCTGGCTCCGGTCAGACATCGCCAAGGAAGTAGGCGTACCCAAGACACGAGTTAACCATGAGCTGATTGTAAAACGGAGAGGAGGTGGTGCAGCTTGAGGGGCAACAAGTACGGCGCCAAGAAGACAGTATCTGACGGGATCACCTTCGACAGCAAGATGGAGGCAGAGCGGTACCGGATGTTAATGCTACTTGAGAGAGCCGGAGAAATAAGTGAGTTGACTCTGCAACCAATATTCCAACTGGTAGAGCCATTCACCAAGATGGGCAAGAAGAAACGCGGCATCAAGTACACAGCGGATTTCATGTACAAGCAGGACGGCCAGACGATCGTGGAAGACGTGAAGGGATTCGCAGCCCGAGACTTTTCGTTGAGACGAACCCTGTTCGATGCCAAGTACCCGGACCTGATTTTAAAACTGGTGACCAAGACAAACGGAAGGTGGGAAGAAAAGTGAGTAAAATCTATCGGTACGTACACGTGGGAGACGGATGGGTGCTTCTAGACGAATCTGGGGCGTGTAGAGGGCGCTTGATAGAGTTGGACAGACAAATACTAGGATCAGAACAAAAACGTCTCTATGAGCCTACTGGGTGGTTTAAATTGGATGGGTGGAAAGTCGGCAAAAGGGAAGCGAGATCAGAAATTGCATGATCACAAAAGTCAAATGTGACATGTTGCAGATAAACCACAAAATATTGTGTAAAACGGCGAAAAAAGTACTTTATAACCACAAAATGTGCTATAATAAGATATATCATTATTACTATCGGAAAACGGGGTGTATGTAGGTGGAAAAGCAAGAACGTATTAGCGAACTGAGATATGAGTTGAATGTGGAAAAACAGCGTGGTGCAATGGCAGATGCGGGTAAACTGGTGGATTTAGAAGCGGAAATTGCATACCTGGAGCAGCAAAACGTGGAAGAGGCACAACAAGAGGTCGCCTACATCATGGACAATATGGATCTGGACGGCGTGACCATGCGTGACATGTTTAAAAACGACACACCAGAATCAGCAGAATCCTCATATCAAGTGGTGCGTATCGTGGTACAGAACACATTGTTGCAGCGGGACGAGCACTGGATGGTTCAGATCAAGGATTTACAGGAGCGACTTGCAGCAGAAACAGCCGCGAAAGATGTGGCACAGGCAAAAGCGGATGAAGCAGGCGAAGCAAACGCCAAGTTGGTAACAGAATTGCGTGATGTTCGATCTGAATTGCTGGACGTGGAAAGTAAACGCGATGCAGCTGTTGCTCAACTGGAAGAAGTTAAGGCTGAGGTGAGACAGAAAGAAAGTCACATCGACGATCTGCGCCAACAAATTGCAGTGGGTGCGGTACAAGCCACTAAGGTCATTGATGTTGGTGACGCTATGGCAGCATGGAAAGAGCAGAAGAAACGTGAGGAAGAAGCCAAACCAGCCATCTATGATGTCGAGTGGGCAGACGACAAGCGTTCCACATACACAGCAAAACTGGCCGCATCCGACGAAGTGATCACCTTCAACTACCTCGAAAAAGGGAAGTACCGGGAGGTGAGCGCCGAAGAGGCGCCGCAATTTCGAATCAGCGAAGAACCCCAACGTGTTGATGAGGATCTGGCACGGACTAACGACGTGGAAGAGGGCAGCGAACTAACGCCTCCCACTTGGCAGTTTCCAGAAGGGGACGAAGCCGCGGAAGAAAGCACAGGACACGAGCTGGCTCAAGGAGACGTGGCAGGAAGTGTGGATACGGAGACAGCGGGAGAAGTCACGCGAGCAGAATTCGAGGAACTCAAAAGACGCGTAGTCACACTGGAAGATCGTCTTTCTACTCCGCAAATTGAACGCGCTGATGATGTAGCGTGATATACCACCGCAAAGCAGAAACCGTGAGGGCGATCCGTTTAACGGATTACTCTCCGGCTTTAATCGAGCAGATACAGGAGTTTACAGGCGGTCTGGTACAAATGGGCCGAGTGGTGCAGAAAGTGCAACAGCCGTACCTTAGCGTCGTTGTAGAGAAGAATTACTTCAAGGTGCTGGAAGGAAGCTGGATCGTACACTCACCTGAAAAGGGATGGAGGGTATACCGGCATCATGAATTTATCCAAGAGTATGAGGAGGGAGAACATGGACAACAATCAGTTGACGGAGCTGCTGAAGGATTATAGATCATATAAGTTCGCTGTGCAGAATTTGATTGAGGTGGAAGCAAACCGATGGTCAAGTATATACGACGAACGAGCCTACGGAAATCTGGATGGGTGGGACAAGTCGAGATACAGCCGAATTGTTAATCTGATCGATGGAGCAGTCAATGAGGTATTGAGCGATGATCAACGGATGGTCATTATGCGGAAGTATCTGGAGCGTAACACAATGGATCTGGTCGAGATAGCCAAGGCCATCCACCGGGACCGGACAACTGTAGGACGCTGGCACACGGAAGCTATACGCCGATTGTCTGTTGCTCTAGCACCCTTGAGTTATAAAGATCGTGAGATCAGCAATATTGATTTTATGTTCAACCAACCAGCATAAATGCATCATCTGTGCATCATTCATGCAACATAATTCGCACACATATGCATCACGATATTTAGTATGATACTAGCATAAGGAACATCTGATAAGCGCCGATAGCTGTATGCGCAGTCGTCGTTTACAACGTTCCTTCCTTGCATGCCAAAACTAAGATGTGGTGGCGGAAGATAGACGCTAGGCGAGGTGTAGAACCCAAGCAGTCGCATGCGCACCTCAATAAATGCGATGAATTAGTGGTTCATGCAGCGGTGAGAGGCCCTGCCCACATCAACAACAAATACGAGAGAGTGACGGTCAAGCGCCGTTGCTCTTTTTGTTTTTGCCGAAGGCCATCGAGTCCGACCGAATCACCCAGCGACAGCGGGGGCCGTATAGGGTTGGGGTTGGGTCATTAAGAGGAGGGATAACACATAGTGAAGTTGACGAGAACGATAGCGTTGATGGAACAATACGAGAAATGTCCTAAATGCGGCAGCTCTTATGTAGCGAATGGTGAAGGCAAGTTAATCGTGGAAGACACAACATTCCACCGCAGTTGTAAGTGTGGCTGGGAAGTGACTATTGAGGAGTAGAGAGGAAGGTGATACCCATGGAAGCATCACCCGTGTATAGGACATTAACTATTAAGTACGACATGGCAAATGATCGTGTTGAATATGACAATCCGGACGGAATGACGTATCTGGAGATACTTGGGTTGATCAAATATGCTGAGATGCAGATGACAGCTGATGTGGTGAGGTCGGATATTGCGGAAACATGAGAGAGGAGGAATGAACCATGGCAGACTTGAGACCACAGATCATGCTGTTTGTGACTGAGTACATCAAGAACGGTGGCAATGGAACGGCCGCTGCTATTGCTGCTGGATATAGTGAGAAATCAGCGTACAGCCAAGCGAGCAGATTGCTAAAAAGTGTTGAAGTTCAACAATATCTTAACAATACTCAACAAAGTATTAACAAGGACTTGCGTTTAATGTTCGCAGAAGACGCTGTTAAAGCCTATAACGTGCTGCTAGAGATCATGCAAAAGCCTGATGCAATGGACAAGGATAGACTGGTTGCGGCAAGAGATTTGCTGGATCGTGCCGGATATAAACCGATTGATCGAGTGCAGGCAGATGTAAAAGGCGAGGTGAACCATCACCATGAGTACATTGTCGAACAAACCATCACAACAGACCCAGAAAGCGCCGAGTTACTCAAACAACTCTGGAAGCGACAAACCAGTTCCACTCACCAGACAGTGGGAGATATTAGCTAAACTCGACTTTAGCTTTTTCATGGACTATGACAGCGATGGTCGTGACGCCGACGGCAAGCACCTGGATGTACTGGACAAAGCGCTCATGGATGTATCTGAGGGCAAGATCAAACGTCTAATCATTACAATGCCACCACGGCATGGCAAGTCAGAACGAGTGAGCAAGAAGTTTCCTGTATGGCACATAGGCAGGAACCCAAACGATGAGATCATACTGGCGTCATATGCATTATCACTCAGCCGGGACAACAATAGGATTGCGCGAGACACGTTCATGGACAGATCGGGTCTATTTGGCGTTTCTATATCTGGTGCAAGACAATCGGCAGAGTCATGGGGTATTGAAGGATACCGCGGCGGCGTGAATGCTGCTGGTGTGGGTGGTCCTATCACAGGTAAGGGTGCACGTATAGCTATCATTGATGACCCGCTCAAAAACGCTGAGGAAGCCAACAGTGAGGTTGTACGTGAGAGTCTATGGAGCTGGTACACATCAACACTGTACACGCGGTTAACGCCAGACGGACGCATTATTGTGGTTATGACGCGATGGCATGAAGACGACTTGGTAGGGCGGCTATTGAAGAAGGAAGCCGATGAGATTAAAGCAGGAACACATGAGGGCGAGCGTTGGACGGTAATCAACTTCCCGGCAGTAGCTGAAGAGGATGATTATCTGGGTCGTAAACCTGGAGAGGCGCTATGGCCGGAGTTTGGTTTTGATGTCCAGCGTCTGAGACAGATTAAGTCCGACGTTGGCTCATATGTATTCAATGCGTTGTACCAGCAAAGGCCTACAGCTGCTGAGGGTGCGATGATCAAGCGTAACTGGTGGCAGTATTACGAAACCGATCCAGAGTACATGCAGTTCGATGAGATCATTCAGTCTTGGGACTGTACGTTCAAGGATTCAGACGGCAGCGACTTCGTGGTTGGTCAGGTATGGGGCCGCAAGGGTGCAGACAAGTACTTGCTTGATCAGATCCGTGACCGGATGGATATTAACCAAACGATGGATTCCATACGCAACATGACGAACAAATGGCCCAAAGCGCGGTTGAAGCTGATCGAGGACAAGGCTAACGGTCCAGCAATCATCCAGATGATGAATAAGAAGATAGGTGGTCTGGTGCCGATCAGTCCACGAGACAGTAAGATTGCCCGTGTATCCACCATTGTGCCTGACATTGAAGCGGGTAACGTGTATCTGCCTGCTGACAAGCCTTGGGTGCAGGACTTCGTGGAAGAGTGTGCTTCGTTCCCTAAAGGTGCGAATGACGACATGGTTGACTCCATGAGCCAGGCGCTGAACAGATGGGCACTCAAGACAGTGCATGGTAAGAGCGAGAAGCCACAGGGTCACTACTACGGATCGGAGTTGGAAGACATGGGATACAAATCTACCGGGATACGGAAGGTGAAATGATATGGAGAAATGTCCAATGTGCAAAAGTACATCCATTAAACGTGCGCGTAACGACAGCGGGTTCTTCAAGGCTGACGGGATCAAGCCGATTCGAACATACAACTACCGTTGTGACACATGCGGGTTTGTAGCAGCTTATGCTAAGGAGGAAGCGAAATGATGTATGCAGCAGTGTTGCTGGTTGGCATGGTGTGCGGATACCTGATGTGTTACATGGCACAGCGTCCACGTCCTCCTGAACGAGTGCAACATGAGGATAAAGAGATTATGGTCAAACGAAACAAACCGAGCCTGAGAAGCCCATTGCGTACGACTCAGGTGAGATATGACAAGTACAAGACGCGTGACAGTGGGCTGTATGCACCAGTTAAGCCTAAGGTGAGTCGCAAGGATGAATTCGAGGTTGGGAGGTGAGTAGATGGCTGAACTAAAAGAAGGTGCGTTTAAACTTAACACGGACAAGGAAGACCGACGTACCGATGTGATGGATGAAGCGGAATGCAAACTCGCAGATAAGTTGTTGGGATGGTACCGCAGTGCCTGGAACGACAAGGACAACCGCGGACTGTTCGATAAGTGGGAAACGATTGACTTGTACTGGGAAGGCGATGCCAACGAGCCGGAGAGCGATACAGACCCAGCCAGTAACACGAACATCATCAACCCGAACGTTGAGGGACAGGTTGCGTACCTGATCGAGCAGAACATATCTGTGCAGACCAAGGGCCGTGGCCCGAGCGACGTTCCATTTGCCGACATGGCACGGATCGTGCTGGAGTTCGTGAAGGACCAGAACAAGATGCGCCGCAAGCTAGATGTGCATGAGCGCAGACGCCAGAAGTTTGGTACAGGCATCTTCCGGGTGCTATTTGACCCTGACAAACTAGATGGCATGGGACTGCCGTGTGTAGAGCCTTGTAACCCTGCATATGTGTTCCCGGATCCAAACATCACAGACATCTACAAGACCAACGAGGGGCGATTTATGATCGAGGTCATGAACAAGTCCATCAGCTGGGCGCGTGAGTCTGGAATGTACGATGAGGACCGTGTAGATGCCATTGACCCAGGGTACGAGCCGATGGAGACAGGCATGATCTTCGGTGAGGATGAGGGCGACACGGACACGGTGAGTCACGACCACTACCTACACATGTTGGTGTGGTTCCGGGATAAGGTGAAAGTGAAGTCAGAGGATGAAGACGAGGATAGCAAGGAATACGAATGGCGCATGCGACTGGTGGAGATGTCCGGTTGCGGCGTCATTTTGCGTGATACAAAGGAAGATGAAGATGATTTTGTGATCCCGGGCAATCGCTATCCGTACTTCTTCACACCGGACATGTACCGTGAAGGCACCGTGTGGGCCAAGGGTACAGCCGAGATGCTGATTGACACACAGGACTTGGTGAACGACATTGATGACCAGATTCGAATCAACGCACGCCTGACGGGTAACCCGCAGCGTTGGGTCAATACAGCAAGCGGTGTAGACCCAGACAAGGTAACGAACGAAGGCGGCTTGGTCATACCGACAGACACTGCAGGTGGAGAAGCTATGGGATTCTTCCAACCACCGGGCATGCCGAACTACATCATCGAGCGTAGAAACCTGTCCCTGACCACCGAACGACAGCTTGTAACGCGATTCGGTGACCAGCAGACAGGCGTTAAGCAACAGGGTGTAGACACAGCTACCGAAGCCCTTGCGATCCAGCAGGGAGCCAATGCGGGAGTCACACATAAGAAGATGCTGCTGGAAGAGACGCTCAGTGACATGTTCGAATACATCCTTGAACTGTGCATGGAGTATTGGGACGAGGAACAGGCTTTCCGGGTGACGGAACGTGAGGATGATTTTGAGTTCTTCCGACCATCTGAGTTGAAAGAAGTCCCCGTAATGATGCCAGCTACACCAGCGTATCAGACCAATTTCATGAAGCATCTTGGAGCAATGGGTCTTCCTGCAGAAGCTGGCCCGCGTTACATGCCGTTGATGGACGAGTCGGGACAGAACAAGCAGACCAAGAAGGCAGCTTTTGACGTGTCTATCACGGTGGGCGCTGGATTACCAAGCAACAAAGGTTTCGTATACACGCTGATCAATGAGGCGCACACCAAAGGCGTGTTGTCCAACGCGACGTATGCCAAACTGCTGCGTGAGTATGCGGGCTTGCCGATATCGGACGATGATATTCAAGCGCTTCAGCCGCCACCACCGCAGCCAGGAATGGCAGATGGTGGGCAACAACAGATGGGCAATCCGTTGATTGAGGGACTTGGTCCAGGCGGAGCGCCAATGCAACCGGGTAACAGCGTACCAACAGGAGGGATGGCAATATGATTATACGTAGCGTAGGCATAGACCAGTTTAAACAACACGCCGCATCTCACCCGATGATCGGCAGGCATGGTGGCGCGAACTCACACGTGCAACATCCAGTATGTCCAGCATGTGAAAAGATTGCGCTCAGGGATAAAGGATGGTCGCAGAATCGTAAGGCGCGGTGTCCAGCTTGTGGTTGGACTGGACGTGCTACGAAGCTGCTTAACGAATACATCGAGGATCAAATGTACCGGAGGTGATGACATGGACCACATGAGAACAACGAAATGCTGCAATCATACATTTACAGCAAAGGACATCAAACCACCGCTCATGAAGCAACAACAGGCGCTGGGTACGAATGATCCGCATATCTACGGTGGAAACGCCAAGGTGTTCGCCGCTGCTGAGTGCCCGGAGTGTGGAGAACAATACATACTCTGGATGAAACAACAGTCACCCAATTACAAGGTGCTGACCATCAGTAAATCGCAAATGGAACTGGACTTAAAAACTACATCAAAACGAAGCTCTGCCAAATAAGGTAGGGCTTTTCTTATACCCATCTGTAGGGCAGCTACAGGATTCGGTGAGAGCACACCGCCCAAAAAACTTGTGTTATCGGTTCACACGAAAAACCGCATACTCGTGGGCGACACGCTTAAAACGCAGGAGGAACGAACATGAAGCACCTGAAAAAGCATTACACAATGGACTTGCAACTGTTTGCTGAGCAGTCCGCTACGGTAGATGGCGAAGAATGGACCATCGATGACGATAGAAAGTCTGACTACGCCACAACTGATGGTGAATACGAGGCAGATGAAGAAGGGATCACGATCCCGGATGATGAGGAAGAACAACCTGATCCGGACGATGTTGACTCAGATAAAGACCAAGAGGAAGCAGACGAGGAGAAGGAAGAATCCGAACAGGATGAGCCAGCTACCAAGGGCAAGGGGAAATCCTCTACAGCCAGTGCGGTAATCGCCGAACGCCGTAAATGGCAAGAGCGCGTGAAGGCAATGGAACGCAAGGCTAACTTGGCTGACAAGATCATGAAGACGTCCGGTGCCGCCTCTGTTGAGGATTTGGAACGCCAGATGGATGGACTCGTGGCTCAAAGCTACATTGACCGCGGATACGACGAACAAACCGCAAGTATGCTTGCTAGTCAACAACGACGTATGGATGAGATGGAACGAGACATGCGGCAGAAGAGTTTCGACGCTGAGGTTACATCGCTCAAGTCAGATCCATTCTTCGCGGATATCGATGACTGGCGTGATGAGTTCGAGCCGATGGCGATCAATACTGGGCAATCGCTGAAAGATGTGTACATGATGCAGCGTGGCCGGGAGCGCATGAAAGAGTACGAGCGTGAGGTTGAACAGCGTATGATTGCCAACCGCACCAAAAAGAGCAAGGCCAAGGTGGACACCACGTCTGGTGGAGGCACACCGAAGAAACCAACCGGTCCGAAGCTTACGCCGGATCAATTGGCAATTGCGAAGCTTGCAGGCATAAAGCCTGAAAATTACTACCGACATCTAAAAAAGTGAGGGATATACTATGGCACAACGTGGAGTTTACAAGGGTTCGCTCGATGGTAGCGCACCGATTTACAAGGAAGTACCTGTCAATGCAAGCCAAAACATCTTGAAAGGATCTGTCGTCGTTAAGGCAACAGGTAAAGCGTCCGTAGCAGCGGCGGCAGCTGCAGCAGGAACCGTATGGGGCGTAGCTGCTCAAGATGTAGCGACTGGAGCAAGTGTCACTGCTGCTGACCTGATCAAGATCGACGTTAACCCAATGAGTGTTTATGAGTTTCCGCATAACACAACCGGAACCAAGACGACCATTGACAAGGCAGATGTTGGTAAGGTGTTCGACTTGGGCGCTAACGCCTTTACAGTCAACCTGGACGACACCACAGGTGGTTACTTCGAACTGGTGAACACCGTAACAAACAAGCCAAGCCGTGGCGACTTTTTAATCAAGAACCGCATCCAAGTGGTATAAGGGGGAAATAGACAATGAAACTGACAAGAGATAATTTCCAAGAGTTGCTGACGCCAGTCCATAAAGAGATCATTGCTGATGAATACAAAAGTCTTGAACCGCAATTTGAGAAGATTTACAAAGTGATTGACATGAAGAAGAAAGATGAAACGTACCCACACATGGGTGCATTCGGCCTATGGGGTGAAAACACTGAGGGTAACACGATCAATGAAGATGAGATCAACCAAGGTGAGACTGCACGCCTGGAAGCTCGTCGGTTTGACAAAGGGTACTCGGTTACATGGGAACTGACTCGTGACGACTTGTACGGTGTATTGAATGGACGCGGTAAAGATGGTTCTGCCCGTCAGCTGGCACGCGGTTTACGTGCAACGATTGAGACGGATGCAGCGAATGTCATTAATAACGGTTTTTCTCAAATAGGATATGACGGAGTATCACTCTTCTCCGGTAGTCACCCATTGACTGACTCATCTTTGACTGGAGATAACTTGGTTACAGGTGCATTGACACCAGAGAATATCAAAATAGGTCTTACCAAAGTACGTAACCAAGTCAATGAAGCTGGCGTTAAAATCCAGTCGCGTGCCAAACAATTGATTGTGGGACCAGATAACGAGTACACAGCACGCGAGATTCTCAGATCAACGAACCAAGCGTTTGAGATGTCCAACACTGTTAATTCAATTGAGGGTATCTCTGCAATTGTCATGGACTACATTGACGGAGAAACATGGATTCTGCGCGACCCATCCATCGACAACTTGGTATTCGGCTGGCGTGACCGCACGTTCTATGACTCCATGAAGCTTCCTAAGACGGTAGACTTCTTTATGTATGGTTTCGCTCGTTGGGACTGCACACACGTTGACTGGCGCGGTCTGGTTGGAAGCACAGGAGAATAAGGAGGGTTCATATGCCTAAGTTAATCCTAAGTGATGGCAAAACATTGTTCTCGAAGATGGTTGATGACATCCGGGCTACAGTTGATTTTGCCAGTGTCGCTACTGGTGCAGGTGCTACTTCCAATAACATTACAGTCCCCGGCGCAATGCTTGGGGATTTTGTATTTGTGGCACCGTTGATTGATACGCAAGGACTGCAATTGTTTGGCTGGGTAACGGCGGCGAATAGCGTGAAGATCCGGGTCGTGAACAACACGGGAGCCGATGTCGACCTTGTCAGTGCCCAGTACAATATCAAAGTGGTTAGGGGCTGAGCAGGATGAGGGAAGTCAGATCGCGGTCTGTTGCAGATAGCGCGTCTAAGTCGTCCAAATCGCGCCGTAAGCAACTACCCTATGTGTCGGAGGCTAAGATCCAATCGGACTATACGGACTCTCAGAAGCGATTCTCAGAGACGTTTAATCAGATGCGGGAACGGCTACTGGAAACTGGGGAAATGCAGCAGAAGTAAAGCGGGAGGGTTCGCCCTCCCCTTTTTATGTATGGAGGTGAGACAATGCCAACTGTTTCAGAGTTAATGAGTCAGAATAACGCCAATGCCATGATGAATTATCGTTTGTGGGGAAATCTCACGTATGTTGTTTCGGCCTATGATATTTTCCCAGATGGTACTGATGTAACGAACAAACTCCAAGCTCTGGTTAACTTGGCTAATAGCGAAGGAAGGACTGCTATCTTTTTTCCGCCAGGCGAGTATTTTGTCACTTACATCAACAACGACGAAAATATTTATTACTTTGGAGATAATGCGAGTTTTATTGGAGGATATACAAAGAAAATTGCTCAGATTGGCCAAGAATTTAGCGGAGCGGATTCTTACAATGTATTGGATTTCGGAGCCAAGAGAGACTATGTAACTGACAATAGAACTGCAATTCAGGACGCTATTAATGTGGTCAGCAGCAATGGTGGAGGTGAGTTATTCTTCCCAGAAGGGCACTATTATATTGATGACTATCTGGTGTTGAAAGATAAGGTTCGTATGGTTTCAGTTCCGGACACAGTAACACTGGACTTCTCAAGGTATAATGGTTTTCATGAGTATGGTGGTTGTATAAGAGCACAAGGGTCACTAGCAACAACCTCATATGTGCCAACGACAGCTATAAATAAAGGTACGAATGAGATCACGTTCCCTTCAGTAACCGGTCTCGAAGTTAATCAAGCAATTTTGATCTCTAATGGAGAATCTTCATGGGGCGGTGAAGGGACAAAGGGAGAAATTCAACTCATCGCCAAAATTGATACAAGCACAAATAAAGTTATTTTAGCAGGGAGAACTTTTGACAGTTATTCTACCTCTGGATTGAAAGTTAACCATATAAACACTATCACGTGTGGGATGAAAGGATTCCGAATTATCGGAAACGGAATCAACGAAAACTCGCCTGATAATGGTTTTACCTCTGGTACACGTGGTGATACAGGGGTGTACATCCAGTATGGTAAGAACGTAACAATAAAAGACTGCCACTTCACAAAAATTGAAAACAGGTGCGTGCTACTGGACACGACTATTGACTCTACAATCGATAGTTGTGTTTTTTATTTCGATGAACGTGAGTATCTGTTGCAATACGGAACGGCTGTATTGGGCGCGTGCCAAAACATCACGATAACGAAATGCAAAAGCTACAACGATCGCCATTGCTTTACCACAGCTGCAGGCATTGGGTGCCCAAGATTTATAAATGTAACAGGTAACTTCAGTTATGGTAGCTGGGTCAACGGATTCAATACCCACCGTGGCGGCGAATTTATTATCTTTGAAGGCAACTTTGTAGATTCTAAATTCTGCGGTATGGATATTCGTTGTAAAAATGTAACTATTATAGGAAATATCCTAAAAGGTAGATACACAGACGGGGCAGCCCGAAACTCATGGGGAATTGGTTTGACCTGGAGTGTTGGAGAAATCATTATATCCAACAATCAAATCGACAACGTGGATACAGGCATTTCCCTTAATGGATTAGACAGTATATCAAACACGAACAACATCACTATAGATAATAACCGCATTTCAAATGTGGTAAGAGGTATAAACCTCGCAAATACATCAACAACGGATCGTGTGCTTAAAGGACTACGTATCATAGGGAATACAATCAAGATAGCTACATCCTGGGGTATTTATGTATCAGGTAAAATAGCAGGTGCTGTTATCGTGCATAACCACACTCAGAATACAGTAGCTAGTGGCATTGTTTGCGACAATCCGGTCGGGTATGTAATTTCAGAGAATGTATGTGAAGACGTGCCCGCGAGTGTATACGCAATGGCACTTCAAGGAACCGGCAATACATGTACTGTAAAAGGAAACAAGTATATAAACTGCGGGCGAGGACTTTCCAACGTAGCTGCTGTTGATGTTAACAGTTCTGTCTCTGACAATGTTCAAATCACATTTTAGGTGGTGATTAAATGCCGACTGTCGAAGAATTGTTACGGACAGTAGACACATCATATCGAAACTCGTACTCAACAAAACAAAAGATTGAATGGATGGATACCACACAAAAACAAATATTTCAAACCATACGTCATGAAGCGCTGCCTTATTCCATAACTTTAACAGCCGATTTCGCATTCTACCCATTACCACCTGACTGTGATCCGATGGGTATCAAACAAGTGGTTATTGAAACCAAGGCTGGTCGCGACAGGTACGATGATATGAGATTTGTTTCCATAGAATCGAATGAAGACGTGGGAAACTCTGCAAGGTTCTACAGTATCGGATCGAACCAGAATATATTCATCAATCCGCTGCCAAAGCTTGAAGATGAGGGTCGCAAGGTATTTGTATACTATAACCGCCGTCCTGCGGATCTTACTGCTTCTCAATTGGACCGCATTCCCGATCTGGAAGAGGACTTCCAGGAGCTTCTAGTGCTCGGATGTTTGGAACGAATCGCCCGGGCTCGTGGTGAGTATGACGATAAAAACACCTTTGCCGCTGATTACCTTGCTCTGTTGAGAGACTACAAGAGTCTGTACCGCACGCCATACCCTGAGTACACCAAGCCACAGGACAAGATGCCGCGCAGACGCGGTCATGTGGCCACCAAGTATGGATATGGTCGGCGCAATGCGGTTTATCCGTGGGGTGAGTAGATGACAATAGGCAAAGGAAGACAAACGAAAAAGCGTGCAGAGAACAATTTCAGCGGTGGACTCAATCAAGCGATGGATCCATTCGCAATCGGTGACACCCAAACGTCTGAGGAAATGGGATTCGACACAGTCGATACGCCATTCGCTTCGACAGCACTCAGTCATCAGGCTTATGGTTCTGCTGGTTCAGGACAAACGTTCCTGCTCACTAACTTTGGCAACACACATTTAGTGCGAATCACAGGTACAACAATGCAGTACAACAGCGCAGGAACGACCTGGACGAATATCGCGGGAACGTTCCTGAGCACAAACTGGGATGCGACCAACTTTGAAGTGGCTGGTGCACCAGCGCTGATCATGACCGATGGAGGTAACACTCCTCGATATTGGAACGGAAGCACTCTCGGTACATTAGGCGGTTCTCCACCTAAAGGGGCATTCATCACAAACGACACAGTGCGAGTATGGCAAGCTTTAGGTGATATGTTGTACTTTTCCGGCTTCCAAGATGCTCAAGATTGGACATCAACAGAGAATAGCGGATTCCTGAAGTACTACACAGAGCGAGGCGGAGACATCACAGCCCTGAAGAACTTTTATGGCGATAAGTATGTATGGAAACGTGACTCTATGGCGGTCATACAAGGAACAAACTATTTCAACTACAAGCTCAAAGAGATATCAAATGATGTGGGGTGCACTAGCTTCAAGACACTGCAAGAGGTAGGGGATACGTTAATCTGGCTGGGAGAAACAGACGTATACACGTTTCAAGGTGGTTTCCCAGTGCCAATCGGCGATCCCATCCGAAAGTATCTGAAACGGATCAATCAGAACTACTTGGAAGGATGCAGTGCTGTACACGATGGTGAACGATATTACTTAAACCTCGTGCTCGACTCAGCAACACAACCGAATATCCGGCTAGTGTATGACACGAGGTACAAAATATGGCGGGTATCTGGACAGAATGAGCAGATCACATACGGCGTTCGGTTCAAAACGGATACGTACATTGGCAATGCGTCAGGACAAACATTCAAACTGAATGCTCTACCATTGTCGCAATCATGGTCACTGACGACGAAACCATTTGACGAAGGCATTGCCGAAGCGGAGAAGGAGTATAAGGAATTGCATATACAAGGGTATTTCCCTCCGGGAACCACTCTGAAAATAAGCTATTCCACATCTGATCGCATTGATTTTTTTACGGACATCACGTTTAATCCGTTGGACAGCAATTCAACTTCTGCCCAAAATCGAAACCTGATCATCCCATTGGACACCACGCCGTTAACAAACTGGATAAGGTTCAGGATATCCGGCACGGGACAGGCCACCATCTACAACGTTCAACGTTATTTCCGAGTCTGCCGGGTTCAACACTAAGGAGGATAAATATGGAACTCACCCAGGAACAGAAGAATCTTATGATCGAGGCGCGCCTATTGGAATACCGGGGACGCCTCTTTAACATTGAAATGGACATGGTGGCTGCTCAGGCTGCTGGTGATCATGATGCACATCATGAAATGCAACAATCAGCTGAAGGTCTCAAAAAGGCTTACAAAGCCGTTGAGGGGATGATACAACATGCCGATACCGCAGATACAACCGCTTAACCAAGACGCCGATCTTGATCAGGTGAAGACGTACGTAATCCGTCTGGAGCGCACGCTGAACTTCCTGTTAGAGAACGGCTTGGACAGCGAGAACGTGTTCGAGGTGGGCGGCTGGCGAGTGAAGGACGATACGCTGTCATCCAAGGACGGGGACGTAGGCATGACGACATCAGGCAGTGCAGCAACGGACATACGACTCTGGGCAGGGTCAACCGATCCGAACACGGCACCGTGGCGTGTGACGAAGGATGGGAAGATGTACACCACAGGAGCGGTGATACAAAGTTCAAATGGGTACCCACGTGTCGAGATGAATCCAGATCAGAATTTGTTCGGTGCGTATGCGGCAGCTAATAATTCCTTGACTATACAAGCTTTGGGACCATCTCAATCACCTCAAATGTTATTTTCAGCTCCCAGCTCCAACTTATTTATGTATGTATCAGGTTTATCAGCATATTTGGGCGCCACAAGCGCAGACCTTAGAATAAGTACGAATCGAAATTTATACCTTACACCCGGAGCGAACATATATGATGTCATTGTTCCGTTTGATCAGTTTAAGGATTCATCCACCAACCAAACGCTTTACGCGAAACTCCTCGGAAAAGCTTCTGCTGGATCATCTACAGGAGCAAGCGGAGGGCACAACCACGGCATAGCGGCAGGTACACAACTGATGGTGGCTGGTGGTGGTACGGTAACTTGGCAAGTTGCTCCAACGCATACACATACCCAAAACTAGCATTATATGCTATGATGTTGGCAAAATCTAACACAGGGGTGTGTGTAATGAAAAAGCATCTTAAGAATTTCAGCTTGGTGCTCAGTGGTGTGGTACTTGGTGTGGCAATCTCATTCTCAGGAGAGATTAGCGCAGCAACATCCAAGCTGCTAGGCGGTAAAGTAGGTAAGGTCATGACAGTGACTTTGGATAATAAAAAGATCGGTGAGGCTCCTGTTATCGGAGGAACAAGCTATGTCCCTGTCCGGACCGCTGCCAATGAACTGGGACTGGAGGTTAAAGTGAGTGGTAACGAGATTGAACTGACAACTCCAACCGACGATGGTGTGCTATCAAACGAGGAAATGGCTCAGATAGCCAAAGAACAACAAGCCGAAATGGACCGCTTAACTGCGGAAGAAAATACTAAAAGCGAGAACTTAAGAAAGCTGAAACAAGATATCGAAACAGCCGAAAGAAAGATATTCAATGCTGATAATAGTATTACAGTTGCGACGCGGATGCTAGAGGATGCGAAAAGCGGAAAGGCTGCTGGAGCACAGGGAATGGACCCTATGATCCAAGCATATGAGGAAGAAATAGAATCCGCGACAAAGAATAAAGCAGAACAGCAAATCGTTCTTGCTGACTTGAAAACACAGCTTGCAGTCTTGGAAAAATAAAAATAATTATATTATCAAGGACTCCATCCGGGGTCCTTTTTCTATTGCAAAGGAGTGAGATCATGGCGGTATACGAAACAACAGGAACCGTGGTTCAGCCTGCAATGGGCGCGGGCGCTGTGCCAACACCGAAGACGACAACTCCGACATCCACCCAGAACATTGCACAACAGTCGCAACAAGTACAGAACCCAGTGCCGGCCAGCCCATCCAGCTTGTACAACATCGGCGTACGTCAAGCACTCAATGGCATGGGCGTGGACAACAATCGGATTGGATATACCAACGGATATGTTACCATCGACGGTCAAAACATCATTAGACCGCAGGTGAACGCAGGTGGTAACACATACACGTCACAGGGAAACCTCAACTCTATTCAGGGCCAGGTCAATCAACTCAACCAATCCAACAGCATCATGAACCGTGTGACGAACCCGCAAGATACGGTAAACCCGTTTGATACGCGGATATCTGATGTGCTGACACAGCTCACGCAGGGTATCAACAACCCAGCTTCATATGATCCGTATTCTTCAGCAGAGTACGCTGCATACCAAGCACAGGCGCAGAGGCAAGCGCAACAGGGTATACGTACCGCGCAGGAGTCACTTGGGGCTTCCGGCTTGGGGCGTTCATCCATCCTTTCAGACCGTGCACAAGGAATCCAGAACGATGCGAATGAGTACATGCAACTACAGGTCATACCTCAATTGATCGCGGCCAATCAAGCAGCAGAGCAGCAGAAGCTAGGCAACTTGTCGAACTTGATGGGGTTAATGTCCAACCAACAAGCGACGTATGATACACGAGATCAGAATAACTTTAACAATTCATTCAATGTGCTGGGATACTTGGCAGATCAGAACCAATTGAAACTGGACAACTCCCGAGCGGATGCAGGATTAACCGGAAACTACTTGACTCCAGAAGCCAGAGAGCTGATGAACAGCCTACTTGGGTTGAAACAACAAGCTGAGACGAAGGGAATTACGAAGGATGCGCGTGCTGGACTGAGCAGTCAGGCCGATGGTATCCGGGATCAATTGAGTATGTTGGGCGTTGATACATCACAACTTGGTGCCAATACTTCATATGCAAATGCCAGCAAATCTGGTGTTGGACGAACCATCCAAGGACAAGCGCTTGACCAACAAATTCAAGGACAACAGTTTGATCAAGGTATGCAGACTAGGCAGCAGGACTTTGTTGAGAAGCAAACGGGTGTTGAGAATAACTTCCGTAGCGAAGAAAATGCGTTCCGCGCAGAACAATTCGCATACTCCAAAGCTCGTGATGCCGTGGCAGATAGCCAATGGAATGCAACATTCCAGTACAACATGGAACAAGGCGGGTTAGATTACGCCCTGCGTGTACTTAAACAACAGGACGATTCAACTTACCAGAAAGCTATGCTGGCGATTAACCAGGATGAAAACTCTCGTGCTTGGCTTGGACTGGGCAGCGCACAACCGGCTGAGTACAACGGCATGAATGCTAATCAGGTGTTGAGTGCATTGCAGTCACAATACATCGATCCGACCACAGAGAAATATGCCGCGCCGAAAGATGCAGCAACACGAGAACAGATTTATCAGCAGGTAGCTGGATACGGTCTGCCACAGGGACAGGACGATCAAGTCATGCTCTCCATGGGATTGACCACGAAAGAGATTCAGGAATTTGATAAGAAGTACATTCAACCATCAGCTGGCACGGGAGCAGCATCAGCGGGAAAGTAGCCAGCCCCACATCCAACGGGACTGGTGGGGCCCTTTCCTACAACAATTACTACAAAGCAGTGAAGGACGCGAAGGCCAACCCGAATAACTATGCTACAGCAAGCGCGGCAGTTAGTAATGCCATCAAAGCATTGGGATACCCCGATAGCTGGTTACAACCCGCGCTGGAGCTGGTAGCTAGGGAGTCCAGTTTCAACTCGAATGCGAAGAATCCTAAATCTACCGCAGCCGGGTTATTTCAGTTTCTGGACAGCACCCGTAAGAATTACGGAGGTAGCTCAGTGAACTGGAGCGATCCAAATCAGCAAGCGTTACAAGGATTGAAATATGTAAAAGATCGCTACGGCGACCCAGTTAAAGCACTACAATTCTGGGACAAAAACAAGTGGTACTAAGGAGGTAGGCGCATGGCGACAAGGCTAGAACAGTTTTCGGAGGATCAGCGCAAGAAGGCAATGCAAATACGTGAATCAGCAATGAACGGAACGCTTAACTTACAACAGCCAAGCGCTCCAATTAACCCACGCACACAGGCGGTTCAGAATTATTTCGCCAGTCAGAAGTCCATGAACGACCTGAAATCAGCCTTGCCGCCTGCGCTTACTCAACCTGGTTCAGACATTTACATGAATTCGACGTTGGGCAGATCGCTTGCAGGTAATCCGCAGGCTATTCAGACGTACCAACAGGCGACAGGCATTAATCCATCGCCTATCCCGCCGCAGCCGAGTCAGTACGAGATTAATAAACAAAAGATAGCTGACAGTGCGGCTAAAAGTCCATTTGCGAATTTCGTATCTCCTTTCTCCAATCTGATGAACGATCTCACCTACGGTAACCCCGTGGGTGGTTTCGTTACTCGGGCTGTTGGTACTGGAGGAGGCATGTTGCTCGGTACGCCTTCGATGGCTCCGGGTTCAACTGGCAACGCTACAGCGGATAGAGTGGCCGACATCACTGGTATTGCTGGCGGTGTGCTTGGTGCAGGATTTAACCCTGCTGGTGGCGGTAACCTGATCACCGCGCCATGGAAAGCGGCAAACGGATTGATGGCAACACGTGCCGGGAACACCCTGACGAACGTGGTCGGCGGTGGTATAGGCAAGGTGCTGCCACGTATTAGCCCGAACACAGCAAACAGAGTGGCAGAAACGGCCATACGTGGAGCTGCTACTGGCGCTGTAAGTAACACCGCAATGGGACTGATTCAAGGTCAGAACAGCAATAGCGACGTGCTTAGAAACGCCGCTCTAGGCGCTGGATTGGGTGCTGGCGGTGACTTGCTCATTGCAGGAGCTGGAGCGGGTCTCCGGTCCCTGTTATCAAAATCAAAAGGCGCACAGTTACCTGAGGTTGGAGGCCAACCGCTGGGTAGAGGAACAGAACCGATTGCACCACCAACACAGAGATTGGACATTGCTGAACCTCCAGCAAGCGTGGCACAGCGAACGCCAGAACAATTACCGATTCAAGAAGCGCCAGCGGTACGCCAACAATCGGTTGTGCCAAATCCAGTCACGCCACAACAACCAAAATTAAATCAAGTTGATACCGCAACGAACATCAGTCCACAGACGGTGAATCCAAGGACCGAGGCAGTACGCAAGTTCCAGTCAAGCCAACAAGCACCAGCATCACCGGATGACTTCCTGAAATCGCGTCCAGGGCGAGAAACATCAGCTCCGATCTCACCTGAACCAAGGCCTACATTGAACCGTGTGGAGCAAGAAGCGGCGCAAGTGGTGGATGCTGTGCAGAAATCCCGTGTACGTGACCGAGTGTATGACATGTTGGATTCCGCTGAACAGGCGGCCCGTGAACGTATCGCCAAGCGCCGGGGTAACATTAACTCCAACCCGCTGCCGGAGTGGGGAGACTACGCCATTATCGGTGCTGCTAAGATGGGTAAAGGGACGATCAAGTTCAGCGACTGGACAGAGGAAATGGTGAAGGATCTGGGCGAACAGTTCCGTCCAAGTGCCGAGAAAGTATATCAGCAAGCCAAGGAAGAATTGCGGAGACAGGAACGACTTGCCACCAAAGAAGGACAGGCGGCGAAGGCGTTTAACGAGAGCGGCACAGGTAATGCAGAGACGTTTAGTGGTAAAGTCAGCAGGGGTAGCCGCAAGAAAAAGACCACATCGTTCGAGAAGAAATGGGAACGTGTACGCACTCAGTTTGTTGATGAGACTGCACCACTTGAAGGGCTGGAGAAGCGTGTTACAGGCAAGGTGGCAAGCGCAGAGAACAGTCTTTATAAGATGGCGAGGTTGTTCAAAGGAACGCCTGAGAAAGCCAACCAAGTGGTTAAGGATAAATTAGCGCCACTCATTAACCAAGCTGAGAAAGCAGGGTACTCCGCCGATGAACTGGGTGACTATGCAGTTGCTGTGCATGCCCGGGATATCAACGCGGCTGGTATGAAGTCAGGCTTTACGAATGCAGAGATTGCAGCGGTAATCCGGAAGTACGAAAACACCGAACTGGAAACAGCTCGGCAAGGACTTGTACAGCTGAACAAGGACATGATGAAAGAGCTGGTAGATAGCGGCGTGGTGAGCCAACAACTTGCCGATGTGCTTGCAGACCGTTGGAAGAACTACATCCCAATGTTCCGTGCATTCGACGACACAGCAGAGGGTTTCGGCGGCAGTGTATCCCAGGCATTGGCGAATGTGGCCAGTCCGATCAAGACACTGAAAGGCTCAGAAAGAAACGTTGATGATCCGCTGATTAACATGGTTAAGAATATTTTCCAGAGTACGAATGCAGCAGAGCGGAATAAGGTAGCTTCACAGCTGAAACGTTTGTCTGACATCGACACAGAGTCTAATTTCATTCGTCAACTGGACCCGGAAGAGAAGGTTGGCAACAAAAACGTGGTCAATGTCCGAGTGAATGGCGATAACGTCAAGTATGAGGTGGAGCCGGAGGTTTACCGGGCCATGTTGAATTTGGATAAAGAGTCATCCAATATGCTGATTAACATCCTATCCAAGCCTGCGTCCCTGCTTCGTGCCGGGGCTACGCTCACACCTGAGTTCTCATTGCGGAACCCAATGCGGGACGTATTGCAAGCGTATGTTACCAGTAACAGTGGTTTTAATCCGATTACAGACTTTACAGCAGGGTTGATTCAGTCCATCAAGAAAGGACCGCTGTACAAAGAATGGATTAACGAACTTGGTTCATATGGTAACGTTCTATCAATGGACCGTGAAGTCCACAAAAAGGCATTACAAAGCGTGCTGAAGGAGAAGCCGGGCAAGAAATTCGTAAATGTCCTTACAGGTAAAGCCTTCATTAATGTACTGAGAGCGATCACAGACACCACAGAGTCCGCTACCAAGGTCGGTGAATACCGTGCGGCGCTGCGACAAGGTGCTAGCAAGCAAGAAGCCGCATACCGTTCACGTGACCTGATGGACTTTGCTCGTTCTGGTTCAAGCGTGCGGCAGGCAAACAAGATTATCGCATTCTTGAACGCTAACATTCAGGGTAAATCCAAGCTCATTCGCTCTATTAAGGAGAACCCAGTAGGCACAACGGCCCGTATGTTTGCAGCAACAACGCTCCCGACAGTGGCGATCATTGCAGCCAATCGTCAATTTGCGAACGAGACACAGAAACAAACGATATCCGATGCGCCTGATTGGATGCGGGACACGTTCTGGCTAATGGCTATTCCAGGTACAGACATGGTAGCCCGGATTCCGAAGCCGTTTGATATCGCGCCAATCTTCGCCAATCTTCCGGAACGAGCTGCGCAATTCGCGCTGGACAAAGATCCGGACGCCTTTGACGGATTCGTTCGGCGGACATTTAGTGATGCAGCACTACCGGTTCAAATCACTGGATTGTGGCCGTTCATCGAAGGGATGTCCAATTACTCATTCTTCCGTGAGGGTGCAATCATTCCGCAACGTGAACAAGGATTGGCATACAAGGATCAATACGACCCGACAAGAACAACTGAGGTAGCTAAGTTATTGGCCGGGATCATGTCCAAGGCAACTGGAGAAAAGGGCATGCTGAAAAACTTCTCCTCACCACGCATTATGGATAATACGATCCAAGGACTGACGGCTGGACTCGGAACATACGCCACGTCTGCTATGGACACCATACTGAAAGGTGTAGGCGCTGTTGATCGGCCAGCAAGCCCAGAGAAACGACTTGAGCAGAAGCCGTTTGCAAAAGCATTCTTAGTTGATCCGTTGCAATCTACAAAAGGTACAGACAAGCTTTATACCCGTAAGGATGAGCTGTCCAAAGAGAAGGCATCTGCTAAACTCAATGGAACCACGTTCGATAAGGCGCTTGAGCTTAAACAACTGGAGAATGCAGCAGATATGATGAGCAAGATCAACAAGCAGATCCGCACCATCGAGGGCGATGTAAACCTGACCGCCAAACAGAAGCGTGATCAAATCGAACCTCTGCTTACACAACGTAATGAAATATCGCGAAACGCTATGCAAAAGTAGTTTATTCCCGTGTTAGATGTGGTAAAATAGAGGTACACCACGTAACAGCATACACCCGTTAGGACCCAGGGGAAGCATCCCGGGTCCTTTTACTATTTGAGGTGATAATATGATTGAAATGGACGAGGACGAGTATCAGGAATCCGTCGTATCTGATGAAACCCTCCACCTCGTATCTTTATTTTGTGGACCAGAAATAAGAGATAAACTGCTCTATCGGAGAGTGGACGATGCTATACGACATACTTTTGGAAATCTCACATGCAATAGTGAAAAACGGCCTCACGCTATCAACAGCGGGAACGGTCGTTTTTTTGATTCTCAAACAAAGAAAGATGAAGTCACGTCTGAAGCGATTCATACCTTGGATGTTTCATGACGACTCAGAAATCAAGCCTTACATGCACAACCAAATGATCATCATGAAGAACCAAGAAATCATTATGAAGGGACTGGGGTTGGAACCATGTGTGATCACTTTGAACGAAAAACCGCAGGCTTCAGTAAGGAACTTAAGCAATATTTACTCATCATCTTGGGCGACTATTACTTATGCCCACATTGCAAGAAAATTACCGAGACGGAGGAGATACGCGATGGCAGAAAAGCTAGTAGTTCTTGATCCTGGACATGGTGGGAAAGATCCCGGCGCTTCTGGTCCGACCAAGAAAAGAGAAAAAGACTTTGTGCTGACGATGGCATTGAAGGTTGAGGATATCCTGAAGACAGTCCCGAATGTCACTGTATCACTCACAAGACGAACGGATGCATATATCGAACTGAGTGATCGGGCAAAAGTGGCCAATCGTATGAAGGCTGATTTTTTTGTCTCCATTCATGCAAACTCATTCCTGAGCACTTCACATGGATCGGAAACCTTCTATAAAAAGGACAACAGTAAGTCGGCAGCTCAGATCCTCAACAAAGCAATGGTGGGTGCATCCGGTTTATATGATCGTGGTGTGAAATATGGCAACTTTGCTGTGATCAGAGAAACCACAATGCCCTCAGTGTTATTAGAGGTAGGCTTCATATCTAATCCGGAGGAAGAGAAGCTGCTGTTTGATCCTGCATTCCAGGACCGTGTAGCGCTCGCAATAGCGAAGAGTATCTGTGATTACTTGGGTGTGAAGTTCGTGGTTCAACCAGCACCAGGCAAGCCTGTACCCGTGTCGTATCCAATCATGGAAGTCACAGTACACGCTGAACCGGTACAGAAGTTTGAAGGGATCAATGTAAGTGGCACAACATGGTTACCATCACGACCCATTGGAGAGTACCTGGGTGGGAAAATCGGATTCAAGAAGGGTCAGGTGACCATCAACGGTAATGCTGTTGAGACGATGAATATCGGTGGTACTGGGTACGTTCCAGCCCGTGCGCTTACTGATAATGTAGGAGCTCGGCTATTCTGGGGCAAAGAGAATCCAACAAAAGTAGATATCTATCCTAAGGAGGCGGTTTAAATGTTAGAATCCATTTGGACAGCGTTTATTAATAAGATTGCGGTGGATCTGGTTACAGTGATTGTGAGTGTGCTGCTTGTGTTGTACGCGATGATTAAAACGAGAGTGTTTTCATGGATTAAGAACGAGATGATTCGGAAGGCGGCTGAGGAAGGGTTCGCGCTGGTTGAACAAAGATTCAAGGATGCTTATCAAGAAGATAAATTTGATCGTGCATATGCTTACACCAGCGAGAAGCTGACCCGTTGGAAGATTAAAGTACCACAGAATGAGATTGAAGCAGCCATTGAAAAAGCTGTAGTGGATTACAACGCACAAAAGGCTGGTGGAAAGATTGCCAGCTAAGAGGAGAGGCCCTGCTATGACGGCAGGGTCTTTTTTTATTGCGCAAATTCATTGTTTGATGTTACAGTACATATAAAATATGGAAGAGGGGCTACTGGAGTGACCTTTTACGATTTTTTGTTTATAATATTAGCAGGAGGATTTGGCGGGCTGATGTCAAGTCTTCATCTTAATGAGGGTGTATTTGTTGCTCCTTCAGTAATTGAAATTGAATACACAACTCACAAAAGAAAGATTTATCACTTCGGATCCTGTTCTGACATAGTTTTAGGTATGGGTGCTGGATTGATTGCTTCATTACCTCTGGGCCTTGAATTTCCGAAATATATTTATGCATCTGTATTAGCTGGTTTCGGTGGAGGAGCTTTTATTGCGAACCAGGCCAAGATTACTGCAGAAGATAAGGCTAGATCACAAACTGAATTACCTGATTTAACAACTGTCGATAACTCCGGTACATCAAATGATGATGAAGTAACATTTGAAATTCAATCAACCAATGAGGGTGATGGAAAATGAAAGTAACATTAACTAAAGATGAAATACAGAGATATAAGGAACTCAGATCAAAAATAAATACAGCAAGAACAAGAACGGAAGTTTCTGTCTACACTCAACAAGCTAAGGCCATCATTGAAGGTGGAAAAAGAAGATATGTAGACAAACTTGAACGAAAAAAAATAAATGCTTAAGACCAGTTGATTTAGACAGCTGGTCTTTTTTTTGCTCTATAATGGGATAAAACGAACGGAGGTTCTCTTATGCCATTACCTATATCGCCTTTCCCGCTCAAGATTGCTGCTGAGGTTTCTGCATACTATCGAGACCGCGGATACTGGGCAACATGTACGCCGGAGGACATTATGCGCCTTGCAGACTCATATGATGAGTTACATATATGGGAGCAAAACGTCTGGGCGTATTATAAGAAGCAAGATCGTTACTTTAGTTTAGATGAGGTAGCCAATCCGCAAGAAGGACAATTCGCTGTCATCGTTAAGGGACAGGAGCGGATTATACGCTACCAGTACCAGGATGGAAACTGGGAGTATAAGCAGGACGAATTGACGAGTTAA